GATCTACACGCAATTTCGTACTTTGGAAGGAATTGGTATTTTGAAGCTTATTTTGGAAGCGAATGGATTCGCTCAATTCAAAATCAAACGTGATGATAGTGGAACATGGAGACTTAATATCCCATCTGAAGACATGGGTAAACCAACCTTTGCATTGTATACTGGAACCGAAACTCCTGAAGAAAAAGAGATTATTCGTAATATATTCAACAGTACTTGGAATTATGTTCCCGATTCAATCACTGCTGACTTGGCAAGAATTTCTACCAACAATTTGTATGGAGAGATAATCAAGGTATTGATGATTACTGCGTCTGGTGCGGAAGGTATTTCTCTTAAAAACACGAGATATGTCCATATCGTTGAGCCATATTGGCATCCTGTGCGTATTGAACAAGTAATTGGCAGAGCTCGTAGAATATGTAGTCACCAAGATTTGCCACCTAATTTGCGAACGGTACAAGTGTTTTTATATTTAATGACATTTACAGAGGATCAAGTTAGTGGTGATAAATCAGTTCAATTGCGGTTAAATGATGGTAGCAAATTTGACGATTCTGTACCAGTTAGTAGTGATGAAGCATTGTATGAAATATCGACAATTAAAGAAAATATAAACAAACAAATATTAAAAGCTATTACCGAATCTTCAATGGATTGTACATTGTATAATCGCCCTGGTACGAAAGATGCTGTATCTTGTTTTTCATTTGGAAAAACATTGCCCACTTCTTTTGCATATAAACCGTCTATTAGTAACGAAGAATCAGATTCTATTACCCAAATTAATAAACAAGAGATTGAATGGATACCTAAAACGGTGAAGATTCCAGTCGATGGTATAAAGCGTGAATATATACAAAATACTACCCCTATTATTAAACGGGACCCTAATACTGGAGCACCATTAAATTGGTATGAAATATATGATTTGGATAGTTACAATGATATTAAGACGAATGGTACAGGAGAACTTATATTGGTCGGCTATTTAATACAAAAAATAAATGCAAAAACTTTTAAATTTATTCCCGCTTAAATGTATTGATTTGGAGTGACCAAGTAAGACCGGTGTATATGTGAGTATTTCCAATATGTACATATCATTCATAATAAATAATTATAAATGATGTTTTTATTTTCGCATTAACCGTTGCATATACTCTATAAACTTCGACGGTTTGGGTGATTCACTTATGTCACAAACATATACATCCCTATTTCGTCCTTTTTTTGTGTCTTGGTGTATAAATTCGGTTTGATTATACATGGATGTGGATGTAGTTGTATTCGAATGAACACATTCGTTCACTTTTGGTACATCATAAGAATCGCGCGATGTTAATAAAGGATGTTTATTTTTATTATTGTATTCATTTTCATTATCTTCGTCTAAGTATATGGTTTCTACACTACTAATACTATAACTACGAGTAGATTTTTCACTACCACTATGTATATAAAATTCTATACTATTGGAACGATCCTTATTTATTTTACATATTTGGTCCAAGCTGTTGTTTCGACTTCTATTTTTCATTATTATATTTTATTATTATTATATTTTTAACTAATTTTCTTATCTTCTAATAATGTAATTATTTTCGCACACATAGATATTATTTGTGATTGTTGATCTTTTAACATGCCTATTTCTTTTAATACATTATTTTCATTATGTTCTGGTACAGATGATATAACAGATGATATAACAGATGATATATTAGATGATATATGTGATACTGGATTGATGGTTGCTACTGTTTCAATGGATTCCTTAATAGGCTCTACATTTTGACCTTTTCGTTTTAAAATATTTAAAATATTATTTACTTGTGTTGTTTCTGGTGTGCTATTATTCACCCCTGTTATTTCATTAAGATTATGATTATGATTCACTTTACTGTTATCTTGAAACGAAACCTTTTTTGTATTGGGTGATGAATCCCTTCCGTTATTTATCCAATTTTCAGCATCATTCGAAACAGGTAATATTTCTAATTCACGCTCTCGGTTTGCTAATCGCTCCGATATTAGTCGGTCCATCTCATCGCCGATCGGTTTATCTTCATTATCATTCTTATCAGTAAATGTCACCTCTTCTGGTTTAGTTGATTTACCGAATGAACTATTTTCGTCTTGATATTTTTGTAAGTTCGTATTAAATTCATTCAATCTGTCTTGTTTCAAATCTTCTGCCTTATATACAACCTTTATTTTGGAAGTGTCGGTAATTTTCTTTTGCCTATTTATTTTATCAATCATTTCTTCGATAGTGGTCTTGTTTTTATCGATCAAACTTTCATTCCGATTGTTCAAACTGACATTATAAATGGTGTTTTCAAATATATGTTTAATTTTGTCAAAGTCATTATTATTGATTCCGTCAAATATAGTACTCTCTTGGAGGATCCCCCAAAGTAATCCTTTATTATCATTACTTGTGTATTCCATATACACACAAGTAATATTTAATGTTTAAATTTTTATTAGATTATTATATTATTTCTATTTTTACATCATGCTAATCGCGATTGAAGTATTCGTTTCTTAATTTAAATACTTCATTGTCGTCTATTCTATTATTTAAAAAATGAGATAAATCCTTATCCTTTAACATTTGAATAATAAAATAAAGAGAATACATACCACATTCTGTGTTTGTTCGTTGATGCTCTATTTTATTCTCTTTTACCTGAAAATCGATACCAAGTTGTTTTCCCTGGTCCACCACGGTTTTTATTAAGGTTTTCACTTCTTTGGGTGATGAATCACCATTACTATCAAAATAAGTAATGGTTTGATTTTTTATATTTATAAACAAAGATATCCAATGAGCACCTTGTTTATCATGTGGATCGGTATTTAATATAATTCCTATTTTATTCTTATGACGTTTTATTTGTTCACTTAAATTAAAATTACACAATTCTTCCCAAACACATTCTCCGTATAATTTATGAGTATCGTAATCGATTGGCGACGGTCCCAGAAATTCAAAGCATTTATAGAATTTTTCATATTGCCTCATTACTGATTCTATGTCTAAACTGCTTAACCATTCATCTGGATTACGATTCCAAACTTTGGGTGCATTTGGAGCAAATGTATAATTTAATAACTCGTTATCTAATTTGCCTACCATAAATTTACTTCTTAGCCAACAAGATTCACGATGACATATTTGTGACATAGCATTTTTGAAAAATTTCCAGATTTCCTTTGTATCGCTTGTGACAATTTTATCTTGAGGATGTCTAGCATTCCAATAATTCTTCATCTTTGCTAATGCATCGTCGCTATAACAAGTATAACCTTTATTATTCGGATTCGGACTACATTTTGGTTTAAATTTTTCGTCATGTATATGTTCATCATTGTGTTTTTTTGTAGACGGATTGCTATATTGTTTTTTTCTTTGGGTTTTTTCTTTTTTCCATTGTTTCTTTGATTTATTCTTTCGTGTCTTCATCATAATTATTAGTGATATTTTTCTTTTCGAGACATTTTAACTTGTTGTTCTCTTTCGGTTTGATACCCTTTGTCTTATGTGCTCGAGTTTTAATATTTACATCCTGTTTTTCAGGTAGTATTATTTGTTTTTTCGTAGTTGATGTTTTCATTACATATGTATCTAGAGTTATCTTCTTTACTCCTACGTTATTTGTCATTAAATAGTCACAGTTTATAAAGTCTACCTCTGAACCGGATATATCTAAAATATTTATACAACTATTATTGCTATTATTATTGCTGTTATTATTGCTATTATTATTGCTGTTATTATTGCTGTTATTATTGCTAGCATCTTGGTATTGTTTTTGCATTAATTCACACGTATCAATCATTTTTAAATGCTCTATACACCCCTTTATATATATATCAAATTGAGTAACCATATGTCTATCATCGATTTCATTCCTAAATAATTTTTTATTTAAATCTATGATCCTCTTTTTATAAAATCGTTTTTCCTTTGCATATTCCAAATCTTTTGACTGGTTTAAAGTACGATTTAAAATCTGTTCATATTGTGCTCTATTCGTAAAATAAGACAATGTCATACTATCAATACTATTCATAGAAATATCCATTACATATTTATATGAAAAATATATTGCCATAGTTACACTCTTACTCAAATATTAACACCCATTTTCGGGTGATGTATCTTTTATATCATACCTAGTGTGATTATTAAACAGTTTATTCGCAATATTCATATTATTTGGATTGAATGGTGTGAATTCTGGTTTATCAAATAAAAGTGAATGAGTTTGTGGTTGAGGTACAAAATCTATTTTGGTTTGGTATAAATCGCTCTGGCTAGATGGCACCCATTCGGATTGTTCGCATTTTTGTAAAGCAAAAAACTGGTTTCTCAAACTAGACTCTGTATTTACATTATTAGAAAATCCACTCCATGGAGCAGTTGCATTACCTGGATTAAATGTTTGACTAGGTGAATAGGACTTATATTTATTCAAAGGAACGGTTGGTTTTTTATATTGGTCTAATACTTGCATATATCCATACTTGGTAGATGTGGCGCGAATTGAATATTGGGGCTGTAAACTATTGGACGGAATGTTTCTACTTGAAATGCGGGTATTTATTTCATCTACACGATCATGATTACATGTATAATAGCCATTGACAACTTGTGATATAGTATTTTTAATGCTCATTATTATATTATAGTTATAATAAATAAAATAAAAACTTACCTAAATAACAGATTTTTCAAATTATTAATATAAATATTATTTATATGCATAATTTCCACGAAACGATGTTTGATAGTGCCCTCTATTTATCATATATACTTTATTTTGTTGCCTATTTTAACATTGGTATTTATAGTCCCGAATATTTAACTGTATTGCAATCGGTTATGAAATATTATGTTATCTTATTTTTATTGATACGGTTTAATCCGTTGACTAATACTAAATTTACTGAATTCGATAGAAAATTAGTTTTTTCCTCAGCTATATTTTTGCTGACCACAACCACATTTAATGAGTATGCCCAACAACTTGACCTACTTGGTTTAGCGAAAAAAATGATGTAAACTATCGTTTAACTGTTTTATTTTTGACTTTCATAATTGATTTGCGTTTATAAGTTTTGTCGATTCGTTCAAAAAAAAAATGCTTTAAATGTTGCATCATCTTTTTTCCGATAATATTGTCTATATCTTGCTCATTCTCTGTTTTTTTAATTACATTGTAATGGTATTTATTGAATTCAGTTTCCATACTAGATTCAAACTCTGCTCTTTTTTCGATTGGTACAAACTTATGACCAATTTCCGATTTTAAATATTTGTCTAACATTTCTTTCAATGTTAAACTGTGCTTGTATGCCTTTACATGAATATAATACACGTTGTCATCTACCATACCAGCGTGATAAACATCATCGATAAAACACAAATCGACATCCTTTGGTAGTTTAGTACACCGTATTAAATCATCCATTGTCTTATCATGTGAAGTGCGTCCAATTTCGACAGGGTTACCTCTGACTTTAAATGCAGCAACTATCTGGTCAAACAACTTGTAGTTTGTTTTATTATTGAAATAATTTTTGATATTTATAGCCCATGATTTAGGACCTTGATTGTTTGTATAAATCATTATTTTTTTACATTTATTATTTATTTTTTTTGTTTTCAGATAATCCAGAATTGTAAGAAGTTTAGGTCGAACGAACTCTGGGTACAAATCTAGTAATGAATCAAAATGATGCTCGCTATAATTATTATTTTTAAAATAGGTGTTTAGACAGTCACAAAAAATACCAAATTCGGTGAAATAACCTAATGTTTCGTCCAAATCAAATACTACTATTTTATGTGATGTATCCATTTGCTTATAGAATATAATATATATTTTGATAAAAAATCTAACCAATAAATATACTCGTCCTATGGATTTGACAGCTTCTGATTATAAAAAAATAGCTAATTATTATCAAATCCCTAAATCAAAAAATAAAACATATAAAGAAATAGCTGAAGAGGTATTAGCGTCTAAATTATGTAGATGTATTAAATCAGTTGATTCCTATAACAATCGTGGGACAAATAAAATAAGTGGGACAAATAAAAACACAGAAGGTGCTGCTATAGGAGTATGTAGAAAAAGTATTTTTAAAAATCGAAATATTGGTTTTTATGATTTTAAATGCAAAAAAAATTCAAAACTGATAAATAAACCAAAAACACACTCTGCTCTTACAAAAACCGTTAAGAAGGTTCGATTTGAAAAAAAAACCAAGAGAAAATCAAAAACAATGAAAACACGGAAATAATAATGAGTTGGGAGTATGTGTCAATGTTGTGTATTACTTATCCAAATAATCTAGGGCAGATATTAGAATTTTCTCTTGATCCGTTAATTTCTGAAATATAATATTTTCGTCTATTTTTATTTGAAATCGCCTATTCATGTTATTTTTACAAACAACATGTATACCAGTTGATATTATTTTTATGTCAATTATAAGACCACCATTTGTTAGATTAATGTTTTCTGGATTCTTTAAATTAATCCACCGAATATACCGTCCATATTGAATATCGGTTAAATCATCTACATAACGATAGTCTTGTAATTTTGTATGAAATATCTTTAATTTTTCGCGCGGTAATTGTAGCTTTTGTAAGTAATCGTTTTTTAACGCTTTTATTTTTTTACTACTTAAATTCATTATACTTGTATTATTTTCATTATCTAGTGCTTTTTGTAGACATTGTCCTAATTCTGTATCTGTATC